ACAGCGTCGACCTCAGCGGCGAGCAGGCCGAGAAGACGGATGCTGAGCAGCCCGGGGTTGCTGCTGTCGGTCTCGGTCGCGCGCGTGCCGTCGGCGGTGACTGCTGCGGTGCCAGCCTGAGGCTGGTCGGTCTCTGCGGCTTGCGTCCCTGCGATGCTGACGGTGGGGGTGCCGGGGGTGGCTGTGCTGCTGCTGCTGGCCTGCGAGCCGGGGAGCGTGACGGCTGGGGCGCCGATGCTGGCGGTATCGGTTTCGGTGGCTTGGGTGCCGGAGGCCCGGACGGCGGGTGTACCGGTGCTCGCCGTATCGGTCTCGGCCGTGAGGCTGCCGGCGACGGTGACCGTGGGGTGGCCCGGGTTGGCCGTGTCGGTCTCGGCGGCTTGGCTGCCGGGGAGCAGGACAGTCGGAGCACCGGTGTTCGCGGTGTGGCTGGTGGTGGCTTGCGCGCCGGGCAGTCGGACGGCCAGGGCACCGAGGTTCGCGGTGTCGGTCTCGGTGGCCTGCGCGCCGCTGACCGTGACGCCGGTCGCGAGGGTGAAGGGCAGCGGTACGGGGTTCTTGCTGCCGGAGGTGTAGTTGACGCCGCCGAGGACGCCGAGGGGGGTGTTGCGGTAGGTGTCGCCGGCGTGGGCTGAGGCGTTGGCGCCGACGGTGCCGAGGTCAGCCACGGCTTAGCTCGACGAGTCCCACGCGGAGGTCTCGAGCGCGAGGTAGCTGGTGGAACTCCCCGCGTTCTTCAGGACCAAGAAGGTGCGGCCAGCGAAGTCGCCCGACCCGGAGAAGGTGTCACCGTCGCTCAGATTCGTCGCCGTGATGATCTGATAGACACCGCGCAGGTACCCCCGTAATCCGGTAACCTGGTTTCCCTCACCGACGAACAGACGTGACAGGTAGATCAGCCCATCCGGCGCGTTGGGGCCGTTGAACGGTGTCGTGCTCATGAGGGTCGTGCCGACCCCGAAGTACGCGCCGGTGATGCTTGTCCCGGTGCCTGCGTGGGTGCGAGGCAGATACATTCCCGTCGAGGCGCTAGCGCCGCCAGCGACGAGAGCGACGCCGAGACTGCCCTGCGCGGTGCCAGTTGCGGTGTTCCCGAAGATGATCGACCGGTAGGTGTCGGCGCTCTTGAAGGAGTAGATCCGACCGAAGGTGAAGGGCTTGTAGACGCTGGCCGTGTCGCCGCTCAGGATGAACAGGTGGAACGTCGTCCCATCCGCCACGACCACCCAGCCACGTGCTGTCGCATCAGCCGCCGCCGACTTCCGGACGAACAGCCCCGGTGACGCCTGCTGCGCTGTCGTCGGGAACGGGTTCGTCCCCGTCGCCACCGCCGTCATCGACTCGTACCCGCGGACCGTGGCTTCCTGCGCACCAGCGGCGCCCGCAGCGGCGTCGTTGACGTCCAGATAGTGCCCCGCCGACCCGAGGTACACCGCGGTGTTCGTTCCCGAGAACGGCTTCGTCCAGCCCGCCGCCGACTTCGACCCGTACCCGTTCACCAGGCACGCGTCGAGGACACCGATCAGCGACCCGACCTGCCCCGTCAAAACAGGCGCGCTCGCATCGCCGCTCTTGTAGACCGTGACTGCCATCGGCTACGGCACCTCGAAGTCGACGACCGTCAGCTGCTCATCGACCACCAGGTACTCGCCAGGTCCGAACCGCTCCCCGACCACACCAGCCGGGTCCGTCGCGAGGTCCAGCTCGACGCTGCCGAGGTCAGCCCACAGCGCCGGATCGGTCGCGGTCTGGGACGCGTGCAGCCGGAAGATCCGGTAGCCGTGCATCAGGACACCCGCGCGAAGCCGCTCGCCGCGACCGTGTACCCGAGCGTCCCCGACGTCGCCGTGGTGAGGGCGAAGTCGTCGATGAACAGCGGAACCAGATCCGCATCCGTGCCGGTCGTCGTGTCCGGGTCGTAGAACAGTCCGATGCGGGTGATGGCCTGCGCGGTCGTCGGGGACCAGGACGGGTCGTTGCAGTCGATGTCGACCCGGTTGTTCGTGTCGTCGACCGTGACCGTGACACCCGTCGCGGTCTGCCGCGAGTAGCCCGTGAACGTCGCCTCGTCGAGAGCGGTAGCGATCACGGCCGTGAGGTGGTCGGCGTCGCGGATGTTGTCGTCGGTCTCGGTACCCGAGAACAGCACCCAGATCAGCGCGTCGTTCGCTGCCGGCAAGCCCGCGTAGTACGTGACCTTGCCCTTAGCCATGTTGGGGATGAGCGACGCCATCTAGCCCCTCCTCGGGGTGTCAGTACGTGAAGGGGTGAGCGCGGACAGCAGACCCGACCCGAAGGGAAGCCGGGCCTGCCGCGACTGCTACTTGCTGAGCGCCTCGACGACCGTCGAGCGGGCCTTCTCGCCGCGACGCTGCTCAGCCGCGAGGAGCGCCGCCTTCGTGTCCGGGTGCTCGCTGGCGTAGGTCGTGATCTCGCTGACCTTCGCCTTCGCGACCCAGTCGTCTTCGGCGGCCGTGTCGCCCGTGGGGAAGTCCCCGAGGTCGACGGCTGTGCCGGTGTCGCCGCCCGGCGCAACCGACGGCTCCGGCTTCGGCGTCTTGATGTCGCCGAGCTGCGCCCGCAGCTCCTCCGGCACCAGCGCCAAAGCGGCCTGCGCCTGCGCGATCGCCGCAGCCGCAGCCGCCGCCTCCCGCTCACCGGGGAGAACCACCGCACCGGTCGCGTACAACCGGCGGGCCTCCTCCACGTTGAGGTTCACGACATCGCCCTTCACGTGCCGCTTGAAGTCATACGGCTCACCCGGCTTCGACGTCGGCTCATCCCACGACAGCGCGACGAGCTCGTACTTCCCGGCCTTGATCTGCTCGATCGGGGTCACGGCGCCTGCACCCCCGTGATCCAGCACGCGGCGAGGGGCTGGTCGGCGCCCATCGCACGCTTCCGAGTCGTGTCCGACCGCCACGACTCCGTCGGGCCACCGTTGGGGCCGTTGCCCTCCGGGTACAGCCCCGTCGACTCGAGCGGGCGGGTGTCGCTGTAGAAGCCGACGACCTTCCGCTGCACGACCAGGACCTTGTCCTTCGGGAACGACCAGCTCTTCAGCCCGTCGAGGTCGACGACCTTCTGCGGCAGCTTCCCCGAGTAGCTGATGTCATCGCTGACGAGGGGGCTGTTGCGGTAGACGCTGTTGAAGCCGTCGTTCTTGCCGAGGAGGCTCTCGACGCTGCCGTGCATGACGATCGTGTCGGGCTCGAAGCCGAAGACGTCGTCGGTCTGGCTGATCGTCGACGGGACCGCCGACTGGATCGCGAGCTTGGCGTTGAAGATGTCGTCGCGGACTCGGGAGCTCGTCGACGTCCACGCCGCCGCGGCCGCGACCGTCGGGATGGCCGGGTCGGTCAGCAGCGTCCGCAGGGTGCGGTCCTCCGCGCGGATCGCGGTGTTGACCAGCTGCGTCAGCTGGGTGTTGACCTGATCCATCTTGTTCTCGTCCCGCATCTCGCGGGAGATCCGGACACCGAGGGCCTTCTTCAGCGCGTAGGCCAGCCGGCGCAGGCCGATCTGCCCGGCACCGACGGGGATCTCGCTGAACTCAGCGACCTCCTGCATGTCGTCGTCGAGGTAGAGCGGGGTGCTCTCCGCGTACGACACGAGGCCGTTGGTGTTGCGGCCGGCGTCGCGGAGGATGGTCTCCGCGATGAACTTGTTGGCCAGCATCTCGAGGACGCGGGCCGGGATGAGCAGCGGGTTCCCGACGAGGTCGGAGACGGTAGTGCGGGCGCCATCGCTGACGCTCAGCACGGGGACTGGAGGCATGAAGGGTTCTCTCTTCCGTGTTGAGGGTCAGATGGTCCGCATGAGACCGACGGCCGCTGCTCCGACGCCCGCGGGCTCGGTGCAGGTGCCGACGATCGTGCGGGCGTCGGGGGTCGCGCCGGCCGGGCCGACCTGGCCGTTGGCGGTGGCGACGAGCTTGTCGCCGAAGGCTGCGGCGGCGGAGTAGGTCACGGGGACCTCCATGCCGCCGTAGGCGAGGCCGACGCGGGACGGGAGGATCGCCGCGTTCAGCGTCGGGCGCCCGTTGACCGTGGTGGTCGCCGACGCGATGGCCTCCGGGTTGATCGCGTCCGTGAGGGCGACGCCGAGGACCTTGACGCTCGCGGCCGCGGCGACACCGATCCGGGAGGAGCCGCGGGCCTCGACGAGCTGCCCCCCGAGGATGGCCTCGGCGGGCGTCCAGGTCTTCGGACCGGACTTGGTGACGATCTTGACGGCGCTCACGCGAGGCTCCAGTTCTTGTAGGCGGCGGTGTCGCGTACGGCGGCCGCGGCGGCGAGGACGCCTTCCGACCCGGTGTCGGCGTGCCCGACCTCCGTGACGGGGACGGCACTGCCGATCGCGCGCGCCTCGATGAACGCCCGAGTCGCCTTCGGCGCCTCGTCGTACATGGCACGGAGGTCCTTCTCCTCGTTGGGCTTGATCCGGCCCTGCGACCCGGCGGCCGCGAAGAACTTGTCCTTCTCGGCCTTGGCTTCCCGCGCCCGCATCGCGGCGATCTCGCCTGAGAGTTGGCTGACTTCCTTGAGGAGGTCAGGGCCCGCACCCTCCGGCTTCTCGGGCTCGACCTTCGGGGCTTCGGGCTCGACAGGCGGGTCCTCCTTCGGCACCTCGGGGTCCGCGGGGGCGGTGTCTGACTTGGGGATGAGTCCTTCGGCGGCGAGCTTGGCCTGGACCTCGATGTCGGAGGCGTCGGCGGCCAGGCCGAGGGACTCACGGAGCATTACCGGGTCCATGCCCGTCTCCTTCTTTTCTGGCCCACCCGCGGGTGCGGGGGGAGTCTGAGATGCCTTCGGAGCGGCACGGCGGCGCGCTTCCTCACGGCTCGAGTACGAGGCCAGGACGGGCCTCGGCTTGGCAGCAGCCACCTTGTCGCGGTACTCCTCGACGACCGGTCGCGGCTCGGCGAACGTCACGGTGTCGCCGGAGATCGTGTACGGGACAGCGAGCAGCCCATCGTCGGACTCGACGATGACCTCTGGTGGGTCGAGACAGATCCGGCGGATCCACTGATCCCACGGGGCGTCGTCGTAGAACGCGCGCTCGACATCTGCAGTGGAGGTGCTCGCATCGACCTGCTTGGGCATGACTCGCTCCGATGGGTGAACGGTGAAGGCACCTGCGCCTGTGGGGGTTTCAGCGGCTACGCCGTAGAGCTCGAGGAGGCTCGTCAAGGTCCCGACGGCGGGCTCTTCGACTCCGAGTAGCGACAGGGCCGTGATGACGAACGGGTGGGTGTGGCCGATGGCGCAGACGTAGCCGTAGCGGCCTTCGATTGACCGGTCGGGGTAGGTCTCGGCAGCGATCGACGCGAAGCCCGGTGGCATGCCTTCGAGATCGCCGGTGAGTGTCTCGCCGCTGTTGGTGACGCGCATCGCGGCGACGTGCCCGACAGCGGGCATGCCCTTGGTGATCGGGCCATGACCGAGCTTGATGATCGGGACTCGCACGGCCGGGCAACCTTCAACGGCCTCGACGGCCGCCGCGAAATCCTCGGGCGTGAAGGTGAAGATGCCTGTGCTTGTGATCCATGTGCCGGTCTCGCAGATCGGCACGGCCGGGAGTCGTGAGAACTCAGGCTCGGGCATGTCAGATCGCCGCCTGATCCGAGTCGGTCTTGCGTCGCTCGATCGGGTGGTTGCGGGAGAGCCGCACGAAGGTGCTGACGAGCCGGTCGAACAGGTCGGGCCGCTCGTTCCACCGGTCGACCCACTGCTGCGCTGTGACGCCACGAGTGGACGGGTAGCGGAGCTTCGCCCCGGCCCAGTTCGCCTTGGGGAGATCCGTTCTGCCCGGCGTCACTCGTCGCCGGCCTGGTCGTACGCCCAGTACCTGACGACTCGCGCACCAGCGACGAGCACCGCGAGACCACCGAGGACCGCGACGCAGGTCAGGTCGAAGCTGAGCCGGAGACGTCCGAACACGACGGGCCTCCGTTCTCCGGGCTCACACGTGGCAGCGGCAGGTGCTTGCGGATGTCGAGGAGCGCGTCGAGCTCGCCGTAGAACCGGGATGCGGCGTCGAGATCGCAGGCCCGTTCAGCGCGGAGGTACCGGGCGTGTGTCAGGAGCAGCTGCTCGTCGCACTCGGCGATCGTGAGCGGCCGGATCATCCGCTACTCGGCCGTGGGGAGCAGCGCGCGGATCGCATCGTCCGAGGGGGCGAGCGCGCACCTGCAGCCGATGTGGGCGGGCAGCGCCGGGGCCTGCGTCAGCGGGTAGGGGCCGTGGTCGTCGTAGCCCTGGCAGATCCCGTCGACCCGCGCATCCCCGGCGGTCATCACGATCACCTCGGAAAGGCCTTCGCTGGCGTACAGGTTCGCTGCGCCCTCATCCAGGGCGGTGGCGAGCGCATGGTCGTACAGGACCGCAGCCGCGTCCGGGTCGTCGATGATGCCGAGGAGCCCGTCGAGCAGATCCGCGCGGGAAGTGCCGTCGACGAGGGCCTGCCCGACGGCGTCGCCGACTGCGCGGCTGACGACGCCGATGTGGTCGGCGATCCACTGGTCCGCGTCCGCCCACAAGTCGTCGAGGTTCTGCGCGGCGGTGACGGCGTCGGCGAAGTCGACGCTCAGCTGCGTGAGGTCGACCCCAACCTGCCCAGTCGTGACACTCACGAGCTGCCCCGCACCGGCCTGCCCCTCGGCGTAGCCGTCGACGAGCGCATCGTGCGCGGTGTCCCGCAGCGTGGTGTCGGCGACGGCGGCGGTGAGGGCGTCGACGGCCGCGTTCTGGGCTTGCGCGATCCGCGGGTCGGGGTCGAGCGGCTGGGTGCTGTCCGCCGCGACCAGCCCGATCAGGTCCAGCACCGCGCTGAGGTCGACCTTGGCCGCGAGATCAGCGAGGACCGGGGCGAGGGTCTCGTTCGCGGTCTGCTCGAGCAGCATGCGGCGGGTGTAGATGGTTCCGAGCGGCTCAGGGAGGGCCGTTGGGTCAGACTCCAGGTCGTCGCCCGCAGCCGCCCGGGGGGACCGGCGCCGCCGGCTGCTCGCCGCCACCGGAGTGCCAGGTGCGGTCTCGTGGACGGTGCCGGGCAGCGCGATCCGCGCCGACCCCGGGTCGGCGACCGGCAGGTTGTACTTGTCCCGCAGGAACGCCTCCGTCGGGTCATCCGCCCGCAGCGCACCGGAGTCGAACAGCTGCTGCAGCGCGACCGCGTCGAGGTCGTTGTCGATGTCGGTCTGGCTGACGACGACCCGCGGTGCCGGTTCGGTCTCGCCCCAGTTCAGGTCGACCAGGTCCTCGACGATGTACTGCGAGGCGGTGTCAGCGATCTGCTTCGCGACGCCGTCGGTGAACATCTTGAAGAAGTCGATGAACGACCGGCCGAGCGCGCGGCTGCCCGTGTGGGTGGTGCCGAGCTGCAGGAACTGCGCCAGCACCGACCGGGCGATCGCCTCGTCGTGATACCGCATGCTCGGGATCGCGTCCGGGAGCGTCCCCTCGACACCCTTGAACCGGACGTTCATACCGTTCGGCACACCGATCCCGGAGGACTCGCCAGCGCGGATCTTCGACGCCATCGCCTGCGCCTTGTCGACGTCGCTGCTGATCGACCCGGGGGCGGCCTCGACGACAGGGATGCCCATGCCGTTGCGTTCGATCGTCATCGCGTTGACGCGCTTGAGCCGGTCCTTGATGAGCCAGTCGCCGTACGCGGGCCGCAGCAGCGACCGGCCCTGCCACAGCGCGGCTTCCTTGTCGTGCACGTACCAGACGAGCCGGTCGATCCCGATCGGCTCCGCCATCCCGGTTGTGACGTTGCGGCGGTACTGCTCGATCGA